GTAGTTATACAAGCTATGGTTACGCAGGTCATTTAAACGACCCTAATAACTCTACAAGCGATATTAACTTTGGTGCGCCTAAAGAAATACAATTTAGCCCTGCTAACTTTACGGAGTTTAATGTATTTAATGATTTCCATAGCCCGTACCTTGCAGAGATAACAAACAAAGATAGTAAGCTATTAAGCTGCTTTGGTTTACTTGATATAGTAGACATATTCAATTTAGATTTCAGCAAGTATGTATATATAGACGGGGTATTGTTTAGGCTTAACAAAGTCGAAAACTTTAACCCAATGGAATATAATACAACTAAGCTATCGTTTTTAAAAGTAATTAACACAAAATATCCAGTAATATAATGGCAGAAAAACTTACGTTTGATATACAAGTCGGGGGAAACCAAGACCAAGCTTTAGGCTCTTTAAAAGCGCAGCTTAAAGAAGCTACTTTAGAAGTACAAAGATTGTCTGAAAAGTTTGGAGAAACTTCAGAACAAGCAGTTAAAGCAGCAGAAAGAGCATCAGAACTTAAAGACCAAATAGGATTTTCAAGTAGCTTAATTGATGCGTTTAATCCAGATGCTAAATTTAAATCTTTAACTTCTTCTCTTGCAGGTGTAGCAAGTGGATTTGCTGCGGTGCAAGGTGCTATTGGATTATTCGGTGTAGAATCAGAAGCAGTAGAAAAGACATTATTAAAGGTGCAATCTGCAATGGCTTTATCTGAAAGTTTGCAAAATATTGGGGAGAGCATAGATAGCTTTAAACAATTAGGAACAGTTGTTAAAAATTCAACTGTCTTTCAGGCTGCTTATAACTTTGTTATGGGGCAAAAGGTTGCTATACAAACACAAGATACGGCAACCACAATAGCGTCAACTGTAGCAACTAAAGCACAAGCGGCTGCAACTAATACGGCAACTGTAGCAACAACGGCATCAAGTGTAGCAATGAAAGTATTGCGTGGGGCTATACTTGCAACGGGAATAGGTGCTTTAGTAATTGCGCTTATAGCAGTAGTTCAAAACTTTGGTAAAATAAAAGCTGCAATACTTAACGCAGTTCCAAGTCTTGGGAAGTTTGCTTCTACTGTTGGTAATGTTATAAACTCTTTTACTGATTTAATTGGTGTAACAAATGCAGCTTCAAGAGCAGAACAACAAAGACAAGCAATCTTTGCAAAGTCGTCTGCTAATACTAAAATAGTTAATGAAGGCATTGAAAGGCAAATTAAATTAATACAAGCACAAGGAGCAGAACAAGGTAAAATTGATGCACTTAGAAAGCAACAAATTAATAATGAATTAAATGACCTTAAAAAATTAGCTGATACCAAAGGAGTTATAAGAGGCGAAGAAGCTAAGAAATATAAAGACCTTAAAAATGATTTGGCTGTAATTGATGCAACTGCTGAAACTGCAAGAAGAGAAGAAGCAAAAAGGGCAGCAGAAAAAAATGCTTCGGCTGCAAATAAGTATGGAGAAGATGCAAAGAAAAAAGCAGAGGCAGATGCAAAGGAAAGATTAGAAGCGCAAAAAGAAGCGTTATTAAAACTAAGTGAATTAAATAATGCAATATTTTTATCTACTTTTAAAAACGAAAACGATAAGAAAAAAGCAGAACTTGAAATTGCTTTTAATAAAGAACGGGAAGAAATTTTAGCTAATACCAAGCTAACAGAAGAAACAAAAAATCAATTAATAGTTTCATTAAGAACTAAACTAAATACAGATTTAGATGCTATTAATCAAGCCGAAAAAGATAAGAAAGCAGCAGAAGATGCTAAAATGCTTGAAGAGGCTGCGGCTCAAATGGCTAAAGAAGATGATTTAGAATTTACTAATTTACAAAAAAAGTTTGCTAAAACACAAGACGACGAAAAGAAACAAGCAGCAAAAGACCTTGCTGACATAGATAAAAAGATTGCAAAAAATACTACTGACTTAGAATTAGAAAGGAGTTTATTAGACGAAAAGCAAATAGCAGTTGAAGAAGCTTATGCCAGTAGTTTAATAACAGAAGAACAATACAATTCAGCATTAGAGGCAAATGCAAAAGCAAGGGCTGACATAGATAAGCTAGAAGCCGAAGCAAAAGTTAAAAACGCAGAAGTTGCTTCGCAGTTATTAGGTACTATTTCTGATTTAGTTGGTAAGAACACCGCAGCAGGTAAAGCGGCTGCTATTGCTTCTACAACAATAGACACTTATTTAAGCGCACAAAAAGCATATGCTTCACAGTTAATTCCGGGTGACCCTTCTTCTCCTATTAGAGCGGCTATTGCTGCAGGTATTGCTATTGTCGGTGGTATTAAAAACGTTAAATCAATATTAGCAGTTCAAACACCAAATGGCGGTGGCGGTGGGTCTGCTAATATATCTGCCCCAAGTTTATCTGGCGCACCAATAGCACCTGCGCAACCACAAGCAGCAACTACTAATATTAGTGCACAATCTATTAATGCTTTAGGAAGTCAAACATCACGAGCCTATGTAATTGAGAGCGATGTAACAAGTAGCCAACAACGTATGGCAGCTATTCAGCAACGTGCAAGATTTGGTTAAATGATAACAATTTAAAAAACTTAATATTTAGAATTATGGACTTACCTGTTTACTTATTAGACATTAGCGAGGATATGAATGACGATGCCGAGGTTGATTATGTGGCACTCGTAGACAAACCTGCTATTCAAAAGAATTGGAATGCCTTTAAAAACGAACAACGCTTTGAAGTGGTTAGCGAAGACAAGCGTATTATTTCTGGACCTCTTATGCTTGCTGACGTACCTATTTTTAGGAGCGATGCTACTTATGGCGATTACTATGTGGTGTTCTCTAAAGATACTATTTTTAAGATTGCGCAAAAGTTTTTCAAAAGAGGCTACCAATCAAACGTAAACTTGATGCACTCACCTAACGCACAAGTAGAAGGTGTTACAATGTTTGAGAGTTTTATAACAGACGAAAGCAGAGGCATACTACCAATGAAAGGCTTTGAAGATGCACCAGACGGAAGCTGGTTCGGTAGCTTTAAAGTAGACAACGAAGGGGTTTGGAACGATGTTAAAGAGGGTAAATTTAAAGGATTTAGCGTAGAGGGTTTGTTTACTTACAAGACAAAACCTACAAAGGAGCAAGAACTTATGAATGCAATAAAGGAAATATTGCAGAGGGTTAAATGATAAACAAAATCTTTTATTAATATTTAAACAAAAAGAATGATGAACGCAAAAGATGCAATTATGCAAATTAGGGCTTTGTTCGAAGATATGCCACCAGTAGAAGTTCCTGCTCCTATTGAAGAGGCTATCAATGACGAAGTACCTGTTACATTCGCAGAGTATAGCCTTATGGATGGTACTAAGGTTATGATTAGCGAAATGGCTATCGGTGGCGAAGTTACCTTAGCAGACGGAACACCTGCACCAATGGGCGAACACCAATTGGCAGATGGAACTAAAATCGTTTTAGACGAAGCTTCTAAAATCTTATCTATTGAAACTCCAGAGGCTGAGGCTAAAGAAGCTGAAGAAGTACCTGCGGAAATGGGTAATAAGATTGACGAAAAGATGGCAGACGAAATTGCTGCTTTAGTTTCTCAAAACGAAAATCTAAAAACACAAGTAGCACAATTAGAGGCAAAAGTTAAGAATGGCTTTAGTCAAGTAGCTGAACTTATAGAAGCACTTACTAAAACTCCTAACGCTGAACCTATTGCGCAACCAAGAAACAACTTTGGTTCTAACGTAACTACACACAATATGAAGTACGATAGAATTGAGAAATTTAGAAACGCTTTATTAAACAAATAAAAATAAAATAAAATGGGATTTGATGTATCTGCTTTAGCGAACTATACAAAAGAAAACGAAGCTCTATTAGTAACTTCGTCTGTATTAGGTTCAAAAACTGCGTCTCTTATTAAGAGCGCTGGCAATGTGATGGTGGGAGTTAAGAGTTCTGAGAAGATAAATATTTTAAGCACAGACGCTATCTTCCAAGATGGTGCTTCTTGTGGCTTTAATGCTTCTGGTTCTACTACCTTTACTCAACGTACTGTAACTCCTGGTAAAATTAAAGTAAACGAAGCTTTGTGTCCTAAAGACCTTGAAGCTAAGTATTTACAAAAGGCTTTACCTACTGGTTCTATGTATGACAGTATTCCTTTTGAGCAAGAGTATTCTGAAAAGAAAGCTAAGACAATTGCTGCTCAATTAGAAACTGCGTTATGGACTGGCGACACTTCAAGTGTGAATGTTAACCTTAACCGCTTCGACGGGCTTGTAAAATTAATCGGCGCTGCTTCAGGTGTTGTTGCTGCTAACGCTTCAACTTATATCTCTGGCGCTCCTTTAAGTTCTATTACTTCTGCTAACGTAATCTCTATCTTTGATGGTGTTTACCAAGCTATCCCTGCACAAGTTGTAGCAGCTGACGATATGACTATCTTCTGTGGTCAAGATTTATTCCGTACTTACACAATCGCTCTTAAAAATAGCGGTAGCTTCAATTACTCTATTGATGTTAAAGCTGATAGCGAATTCGTATTACCGGGTACTACAATTAAAGTTGTAGCAGTTGCAGGACTTAACGGAACTAATAAAGTTTACGCTATGCGTTTAAGCAATATGTTCTTAGGAACTGACTTACTTAACGAAGAAGAAAAGTTTGAAATTTTCTATGCTAAAGAAGCTGACCAAGTACGTTTCGTATCTGAGTTCAAAATGGGTGTAAACATTGCCTTCCCTGACGAAGTAGTGAAGTTTATCCTTGCATAATTTATAGGGTAGGTTGAAATACACCTACCCAATTTTTTCAAACTAATAATATTATAAAAATGGCTTGTGCTTTAACTCAAAATTATACCTTAGATTGTAAAGACAGTTTAGGCGGTATAACCGAAGTTTATTTTGCAGCAGCAGCAGACGTTACCTCTACAACCGAAGCAAGTGGTGTTATCACCGCACTTGTTAAGGCGACAGGTAAAAAGTTCTACAAGTACGAACTTGTTAAGGGTACTTCTCAATTAGTTGAGAACGTAAACGCAAACGTACAAAATGGTACTATCTTCTATGCTCCAGAATTAACTGTTGTATTAAACAAATTACAAGCGAACACAAGAAACGAAATCTTGTTGTTGGCTCAGAACACTTTAGTAGCAGTTGCCAAAGATAACAATGGCAAATATTGGTACTTAGGTAAAACAAGAGGCTTAGACCTTACAGGCGGTAACGCAGGTACAGGAACTGCCGAAGGTGATAGAAGTGGTTACACTTTAACCTTCACAGGTGCGGAAGCTGCCCTTGCTCCAGAGGTTAACTCTGTTGTAGCAGCAGCACTTACAACCGCAGGTTCTTAGGTTGTTTTGGTTTTGTATATAGATGCCCCTGCCTTTAATTAGGTGGGGGTTTTTTATTTTGCAAAGTTTTGCCTCTTAGTATATTTATAGTTGATGTTACAATTAACTAAAGGGCAGACCCAAAATATCATTTTGACGCTAACTGAAAAGCAGACGCTTACCAATCCTAACTATTTATTTGTGTTCGAGAATAGAAGTACAAATACAGACGTTAAGTTTGTTAAGCTAAATAATACGGATATAAGCGCATACAAGGAGCGTTACAACGAGTTCACTATTGTAGTGAATAGTTACTTTAATACAAGTTTAAACGGGCAATATACATACTCAGTTTACGAACAGGCAAGTACATCAAACCTAAACCCAACAGGCTTAAACCTGCTTGAAACGGGCATAATGGAACTTGCAGGTACAACTATATCATTTACAGAATACGAAACAACAAGCACATTCACAATTAGACAATAATGGAAATACAAGTATTGACATTTGCGGAAGCAAAGCAACCGGAATATAAAGAGAAAAAAGGCGAAGGGTATATGCAGTATGGTCAAAACAATGACTATCCGCAATACCTATTAGACCTTTTTAACAAGTCAGCCAAGCACAATGCTATCGTAAGAGGCAAAGTAAACTATATTGTTGGTAATGGTTGGGAAGGCGAACAGCCTATTGTTAAGCAAGTTAATAGAGAGGAAACTTTAAACGACCTTACTAAAAAGGTTGCTTTAGATTTAGAACTATTTGGCGGTGCTTATATCCAAGTTATTTGGGGTGTGCTTGGCGAAACTATTGCTGAGTTGTGGCATTGTGATTATACAAAGATTAGAACTAACAAAGACAACACGCAGTTTTGGTATAAAGAAGATTGGAAAGCTACACGCAACCAAGAAAAGGCTGAAGTTTATAGTGCGTTTAACCCTAAAAACCCAACTGGTGTACAGATACTTTATGTAAAAGAGTACAGACCGGGAATGAATGTTTATAGCTTACCGGGTTATTTCGGTGCGCTTAACTACATCGAAAGTGATGTTGAAGTTTCTAAACACGTTTTAGGTAATGCTCAAACAGGGTTTTCTGCAAGTAAACTTATTACTTTACCAAACGGAGAGCCAAGCCCTGACGAGAAAAGAGCAGTAAGCAGACAGTTCGACAATATGTACACGGGTGCAGACGGCAAGAAGTATTTACTTGCTTTTGTAAACGATGCAACTCGTAAACCTATTGTAGACGATTTAGGTGCAAGTGATTTAACTAAAGAGGACTTTGGACGTGTAGACGAACTTATACAAACCAATATTTTCAGTGGACATCAAATTACTGCTGCAGATTTATTTGGCATTTCAACACCGGGACAATTAGGAAGTCGCCAACAATTGCGTGACGCTTATGAAATCTTTAATAACACTTATATCCGTTACAAGCAAATGCAACTTGAAGGTGTGTTTAATATGCTTGGCGGTTATGCAGGTGTTACTGAAGAATTAAAGATTATACCTACTGACCCAATCGGTATTGAGTTTACTGAGAACGTTCTTATTCAAAATATGTCTAAAGACGAGATTAGAGAAATGCTTAACTTACCTGCTTTAGAAGTAGATGCAAGTAACGAAGCGCAAAGAGTTACAGATGGTATCGCTGCATTAAGTCCATTGGTTGCTAACAAGGTGTTAGAGTCAATGACTAAGAATGAAATTAGAGCCTTAGTTGCTTTGAAGCCTACAATAGATGGAGATGTTATTGCTTCACCTGTAACAACACAAGAACCAATGTCAGCCGAGACAAGTGTTAACGAACACATTAAAGGTTTAAAGGGTAGAGAGTGGCAGAATATGCAGCGCATCATTAGAGACTTTAACAAAGGTAAGATTACCAGAGAACAAGCTTCTTCAATGCTAAAAGGCGGATATGCCTTAAGTGACGAAGAAGTTACAACTTGGTTAGGTTCTGAAGAGTTAGAATTTAGTGAGCAAGATTTTCAAGTATTCTTTGAGTTTGGAGAAGATAGACAAGCCTACGAAGTTATTAAAAGCAAAACAAGATTTAGTGACGATGCTGACTTTGAAATGTTTGCAGACGTAACACAATTACAAAGCAATATCTTGGACTTGATTGTTAAGGATAAGCGCATTACTCCTGAAGTAATTGCTGACACTTTAAAAGAAGACATCGGAGCGGTTAAGCGTATTATTGATGACTTAATCGAGAAGGGGTTTATTAAAACAAAAGAGATTAAGCAAGGTAAAGGAATTGATAGTAACATTATAATCGAGAGAGAATTAACTGCACCTATTGGTAAAATTGTTGAAGCTATCAAGCCACAAACAACGCAGATTTTAATTCGTTACACATACGAATGGATACCAAGTTTAAATAGAAGCGGAGAACCTGAAGACAATCCTTTAATTACTACAAGCAGACCTTTTTGTAAATACTTATTAGAAGCTAACAAGTTTTATACTCGTAGCGATATTGAAAGTATGAGTGCAAGGCTTGGCTATTCTGTATGGGATAGACGAGGCGGTTGGTGGAATGACAATGGTAAGATTTCAGAAAGTTGTCGTCACAGATGGGTATCAAATATCGTGAAGAGAAAATAAATAAATAAAGATGAGTTTAAACACATTATTCATATCGGTACAAAATATCAAAGACCGCTCTGGCTTACACGCTAACGTAGACGAGAAACTTGTCTTGCCTGAAATTAAAACGGCACAAGATATGTTTATATTACCTGCACTTGGTAGCGCATTATATCTTCGTTTACAAACAGGCATTACTGCTAATAACTTAAACGCAGACGAAGTAACTTTGTTAGATAACTACATTGCAGATACTTTAGTACACTATGTATTGAGTGAGTTGCCAATGGGTTTGTCTTATCAGTTTTACAACAAAGGACTATTAAGGAAGGGCGGTGAGAATACCGAAAACCCTTCAATGCAAGATATGATTGACGTGGCTAATAGATACAAGGCCCGTGCGGAGTTCTACAAGCAAAGAATGATTAAATACCTAAAAGAATATTCTACAACTTACCCTGAGTACTTGAATCCCGGAAGCGGCATTGATGCAATACACCCTGAGAATGATGCTTACACAACGAGCATTTGGCTTGGTGATTTCGATTGTTGCGCAGGTAAAAGCTTCGAGGAACTATATCAAGGGAATAGAGGTTGTAGTGATTGCTAATTATGAGTAAAGTAACAACAATTAAAAACCAAAATAAACTTCGTGTTTATTTAGAAAAAATTAAGAATGAGCCTGAGCCTAAACCAAATAACAAAGCAAATAACGACACTCGGAAACGACCACGAACAAATTAACTTTGTTTACTTTGGCGATGTGTGGGAGCGTCTAAGCAACGGAGAGGTAACTTACCCTGCTATGTTCTACACGCTAACGGGTGCGACTATAAACGCTAAAAATATTACTTATAATTTTAGCCTTTATTTTATGGACAGAATGTTAATGGAAGAAACCAACGAAACCGAAGTGCTTAGTGATATGACTTTAGTAGGTCAAGATATTGTAGCGCAGCTTCGTTACCCTAAAGCGATTTGGGATATTGGCGATACTGCTCCTTTGACTTACTTTACTGAGAGCGACCCTGACTATCTTGCAGGTGTTAAGATAGATATTACAATGGAATTACCTTACTTAAACGATAGATGCCAAGTGCCATCAATATACCAATTTTAAGATGATAGGAAAAAAGATTAATCAATTAGCAACCGAGTTAGCACCTGTAAGTACCGATTTAACTATTATAGGCGACCCAGTTAGTGGAGTAAGTAAGAAGATTACACTTGCGCAATTAGGGGCGATATTTAGCGGTGCAGTTAGCTTTTATGATGACTTAGCTTCGTTCCCTGCAACGGGCGATATTAACGTTATCTATTGCGCTAAAGACACAAAGAAACTTTACTTGTGGAGTGGCAGTGCTTATGTAGAAGTATTCCCGTCTCAAGCGTTATTAGATACCTATCAGCTTAGAAGCGAAAAGGGTAACGCTAATGGATATGCTTCACTTGATAGTAGCGGTAAAGTTCCTATCAGTCAGCTACCGAGTTCTATTATGGAATACAAGGGAACTTGGAGTGCATCTACTAACACCCCTACTCTTGCGAATGGTACAGGCGATACCGGTGATGTATATATTTGCAATAGTCCCGGTAGTGTAAACTTTGGAGCGGGTGCGATTACTTTTGCGATTGGTGATTATGTTATTTATAGCGGTACTATCTGGCAGCGTTCAAGCGGTGCGGTAGGTACTGTAACAAGTGTAGCTGCTTCTATTACGGGTGATGCGATTGGCATAACTGGAAGTCCGGTAACAACAAGCGGAACTTTAGCTTTTGCTTTTGGCGGTAATAGTACTCAGTACATTAACGGAGCAGGTAACTTAATTACGTTCCCTTCTATTATTAGCCAAGCTGCTAACTTAGTTACTGAGGTATATAATAAGACAGGTGCGACTTTAACAAAAGGAACAATTGTTTATATCAATGGCGGTCAAGGAAACTTACCAACAATTACTAAGGCTATTGCAACGGGTGATAGTACAAGCGCACAAACATTTGGTATTGTTCAAGCGGACATTACTAACAACAATAATGGATATGTAGTTATTGCAGGTCGTTTAAGCGATTTAGATACACAAGCTTACACTGAGGGGACTCAACTTTATTTGAGTTCTACAACGGCAGGTACTTGGACTTCTACAAAACAATACGCACCTGCTCACTTAGTTTATGTTGGTATCGTAGTAAGAGCGCACCCGACACAAGGGGTTGTAGAGGTTAAGATACAAAACGGATATGAGTTAGACGAGCTTCATAACGTAGCAGCGCAAACACCTTCAAACAACGATGGGTTATTTTATGAGAGTTCAACAGACCTTTGGAAAAATAAAAGCATAGCTACTATTTTAGGCTACACACCACAAACGCAGTTAAACGGGACGGGCTTCGTAAAAGCATCGGGTACAACTATCACTTATGATAATAGCACTTATGTAACTACTGACACGTTCCAAAATATCAGTGCAAGTAAAACATTTGCAGTAGGCTTTAATATTGCGTCTGCAGGTGGAACAAACCAAATAAGTGTTTTTGCAAATACGAATAGTTTATTTAGCGGTTCTGGTGGCTCTAATGTTTTTGGTTTTAACTCAGCTAACAATATTTATTTTGGTAAAGGGTTAGACAATGGCGGTGTACTTAGTTGGAACAATTCAGCCGTGAGATATTACACTTTGCCAGATGCAACGGGAACGATTGCTTTAGTAGGTGGCTCAGGTGTGGGAACTGTAACAAGTGTAGGTTTATCTGCACCAACAGGTTTTAGCGTATCTGGTAGCCCCGTTACTTCAAGCGGTACTTTAGCACTAAGCTTCGCAAGTGGTTATAGCTTACCAACTGACACAAAGCAAAGCAATTGGGATACTGCTTATAATTCAAGGATAGTAAGTGTTGTAGCTCCTTTGACTTTTTCGCTTAACACTTTAGGAATAACACAAGCAACGGGAAGTTCAAACGGATATTTAAGCAGCACCGATTGGACTACGTTTAACAACAAGCAAAGTGCTTTAACCAATCCAGTAACGGGAACAGGTACTACAAACTACCTACCTAAGTTTACAGGTGCAAGTACAATAGGGGATAGTTCTATTAGTGATGTTGCATCTAGTCCTTTATCAATAGTAAAAAATGCTTCTTCTAGTACTTCTAATTTAATTTTTATTAGTCCTACAACAGGAACTAATGCTTCTATTTTAAATTTAGATAATGCAGGAGCAGGTAGCTTTTATATAGGCAGACAAAATAGTGCAGGTGCTAGTGTTTTATTAAGTGGTCTTGGTGCTTATGCAAGTGTAGTAGGACATACAGGTTCTCAAACTTTACATTTAGTAACTAATGCTTTAAGCAGAGTACAAATAGACGCTTCAGGCAATTTAGGTTTAGGAGTAACACCAAGTGCGTGGAATAGTGATTATGTAGCATTGCAATTTGGTGCAAAAGGATTACTATATGGTAGAAGTGGTGGAGAAGTTGCATTTGGTACAAACTGGTATCGTAGTAGTGGTGGTTCATTTTTATATGCAACAAATGGGTTTGCATCATATCAAGCACAAGCAGATGGTGTACATTATTGGTTTCAAGCCCCTTCAGGAACGGCAGGTAACGCTATATCCTTTACCCAAGCAATGACGTTAGATGCAAGTGGTAGATTGGGGATTGGTGTAACAAGTCCGACTGCAATATTAGATATAAATGCAGGGGCTAATGCACCAATTATTAGATTAACAAGTTCGGCAGTAGGTCAAATACCTTTTAGTATTCGTGCAAATATTCCGGGATTTTCTAATGCAGGATTTTCAATTTATGATGAAACCGCTGCGGCAAATAGATTAGTTATTTCAAGCACAGGCTCAGTAGGTATAGGTACTACATCGCCAAGTTATATTATAGATGCATATTCAACTACTTTGGCAAGAATAAGAGTAACCGGTACTACAAATTTTGCTATTAGTCAGTGGCAAAATGATGGTGGGTATTTTTATCAAGGTATAGAAAACTCTACTAATACAGGTTTTGGTGCAGGAGCGTATGCAAGAGTTATGTGGAGTAGTGGAGCGTATCCTATTGTATTCGCAACTAATGACACCGAACGTTTCCGCATAACAAGTGGGGGGCAGATAGCAATGAATCAAAGCACAACCTATGGTGCTGAAACATTAGAAATTACAGGTCTTATATCGGGGAGTGCTCAATATGGAATTTTAATGAGTGGTAATCCTGCTTCTTATACAAACTATGCAATGAGATTTCATTATACAGGAGTTGCGGTAGTTGGTTCTATAACTTTTAATACAACTTCAACCGCCTACAATACATCTTCAGATTACCGATTAAAACAAGACCTTAAAGATTTCAGCGGACTTGATTTAGTTAGTAAGTTAAAAGCATACGACTACGAATGGAAGGCAGATAAAACCCGTTCTTATGGTGTTATTGCTCACGAGTTACAATCAGTAATTAACTACGCAGTAACCGGAGTAAAAGACGGAAAAGAAATGCAGGGAGTAGATTATAGCAAAATAGTACCTGTACTTATTAAAGCAATTCAAGAATTAAACGATAAAATAAAATAATATGACAACTTTTAAATGGGTAGTATCGCAAATGGACACCGCTCCAAGCGAAGATGGTTTGACCGACGTGGTTAAGGTAGTGCATTGGCGTTATCAAGCAGAGCAAGTAGACGGAGACAAAACTTACAACGCTGAGGTTTACGGAGCGATGTCTTGCGCTACACCTTCGGACACGGACTTTACTGCTTATGACGATTTAACTTTCGACCAAGTATGCGAGTGGTTAGTAGCAGGAAACAACGTAGATGCTATGGAGTCAAACTTAGATACTCAAATCGAGAACCTTAAGAACCCACCCATTGTAAATTTACCTTTGCCGTGGAATAAATAAAATCTATATATCTTTACAAAAAAAAAACAATATGAAGTACAAACAACTATTACAATTAGCAACAACATTAAAGTATGTTATTGGAAGTCAGGAAACAAAAGTTCAAAAAAAGCTATTCAAAGTTCAAGAAAAAATAGCTAAGTATCTTGATGAGTACAATAAGCAAGTTGAGGAATTAAGATTAGATAACGCTTCGGTAGACGAAAAAGGTATTTTATTACTTAATGAAAAAAGTGATTACAAGTTCTCAAAAGAAGGTATTAAGAAGCTTACAAAAGATATTGAAGCCTTAAATGATAAAGAATTTGATTTTCAAATAATTAACGTAGTCAATCCACAAGGCTTGGAAAATTTTACATTCTTACAAGATTGGGTAACTGGCGTAGAATTTAACAAACAAGAAGAAGAAGAACTATAATGGCAAATAACCACCAAGCAGACCAATCAACAATCGTATCTTTAGTTAGTGCTACAATTAGCATTACAAATATTCAACCGCTATTCACATTGATTGCAAGTTTGGTGGCTATCGTTTCAGGTCTTATGGCTATTCGATACTATTACAAAATGACCAAAAAGCTTAAATGAGATTAATACTTTTAGCCTTATTACTTACTTCTTGCGCTTCAGTTAAGAAGTTTGAAAAGCGTTATGATAGCACGGGGACAACTAAGATTGACTCCGTGCATCTTACTTTTTATGATAGCGTTACTAAGATTATAGAGAAGGAGCAAGTATTTACAAAAGAGGTTACTATCTATGACACAATACGGATAGCAAAGGATAGTATTATAGTAGTTCCCAAAATCGTAACTAAGTGGATATACGAGACACGCGAGAAGGAGAACAATAATAGCCTTATTAAAAAAGACACAATAGCGTTAAATCGCACAGAAACGGCTCAAATTTCGATGGTAGATAAAAATAAGGTAACCACACAGAATAACTTTTGGAAGGCTCTAATCGGTCTTATAATAGCGATTATATTAATTTTAGCATATTGGAATAAGTTATGGAAGTAAACAAAGCAGGTAGGGACTTAATAAAGCACTTCGAAGGGTGCAAGTTAAAAGCGTACAAATGCCCGGCAGGTGTATGGACTATCGGCTATGGCAATACTTTTTACGAAGACGGAAGCAAAGTAAAGGAAGGCGATGTGATTACTCAGCAAAGAGCGAATGATTTATTTGACACAATCATTGACGATTTTGCGAGAATGACAGATGCTCTTGTAAAATCAAATGTAAGCGAAAACAATTTTTCTGCATTAGTTTCGTTTACTTTCAATGTAGGGACTGGTAACTTAAAGAAAAGCACTTTACTAAAAAAGGTAAATGCTGACCCTAAAGACCCTTCTATTCCTGCTGAGTTTAAAAAATGGACGAGAGCAAATGGTGTTGTGCTTAAAGGGTTAGTGAGGCGGAGAGAGGCTGAAGCTAAACTATATGAGCAACTTTAGAACTATATTAGTTAATTTATTATCGGACGAAAGCAACAGTATTAGCCATAAAAGAGTAGTGGCTATGCTTGGCAGCATTTGTCTTTTTATATCCCTGTTCTTAAACATAATCTTAAAAATTAACCCAAGCGATAAGTTAGTAGATGCCGTCTTGTATCTTACGCTATTTGCTATGGGTTACACCACAATAGATAAATTCAGCAAAAAATAATTGTTGAATAAAAAAAGTTTGGTATCTTTGAGAAAATCAAAGATTATGATAAAAACGTTTAAGATGCCTAAGTATTATGAAGTAAGCATAAACTTAGAAACAGGAGAAGTAAAAGTGTTTAGTAACTCCAAACACGCTAAAGGTAGAGAGTTGTCAATAAATAAAAGCGAAAGCGGATATTTAAGAGTGAAAATGAATAATAAAAGTTATCAAATTCATTCGTTAGTAGCTAAGTTTATTTTAGGAGAAAGACCAAAAGATTATGTAGTTAATCACAAAGACGGAGTAAAAACAAATAATAGACCGAGCAATTTAGAGTATGTTACAGTAGCAGAAAATATAAGACATTCAATAGAAACAGGATTGCATATTTGTAACACACCAGAATTGATGGGCGGATATAAAGACGGGAGATGTAAAGACAAGGTAAAGTATAAACACGATTGGTATATACAAAATAAACAACGCATCTTGGAAAAGGTGAAAAAAAGATACTATGACAAAAAACAACTTGCTCAAATCTAAACGTAAACGCCTCTATTTCGACGTGGAAGTCAGCCCAAATCTCGGTTTCTTTTGGACTGCCGGTTTTAAATTAAACATCTCTACCGAAAGTATTATCAAAGAACGTGCTATCATTTGTATTTGTTACAAGTGGGAAGACGAAAAAGAAGTTTATCACTTACAATGGGACGCAAAGCAAAACGACAAAAAGATGCTTCAAAGTTTTATTGAAGTAGCAAACACGGCATCGGAGTTAGTAGGACACAATGGCGATAAGTTCGACCTTGCTTGGATAAGAACCAGGTGTTTATTTCACAAGATAGAGATGTTCCCTTCTTACGTTACTATCGACACGCTAAAGGTAGCAAGGCAAAAGTTTAGATTTAATAGCAACAAGCTTAACTACATAGCTGACTACTTAGGCATCGGCACTAAGATTAAAACCGAGTATAGTTTATGGAAAGACATTGTCTTACATAAGGACAAAGTAGCTATGGCTAAGATGATTAAGTATTGCCAAAAAGATGTTGTGTTATTAGAGCAGGTATTTAACGCACTTAAAAATCACATAGAACCTAAAACACATTACGGGGTTATATTCGGTCAAGACCGAGGCTCTTGCCCTGAATGTGGAAGCGATGACTTAGTTATACAAATGAGGCGCACAACTGCAACAGGAGTAAAGAAAATATTATACAAGTGCAAAACTTGTTTTAAGATACATAGCAAAACCGACAAATAAATGGACAGTAAAATACTTAGCTTAGTAATTGAAGATATGCGTAGGCGTGAACTTGTAGGCAAATCTAAATACGGAACTACAATGGATAGGAATGATTTAAGCACAGGGCAATGGATAACGCATTTAAAAGAGGAACTGCAAGATGCAATACTTTATTTAACTAAACTTGAACAGATACACAATGCGCCTCAAAAAGATATTTAGCTTCGGCAATATTTTAGACCGAGAAACCTACGAGCAATTAAGGGAATTAGATTACACCAACCCAAACTTTAAGGGTTGCGCTGACGAGTTCCAGTTCAATCGGGAATGGTGGGTTATGCTTGACGAAGGCGAGATAGTTGCTTATTGTGGTTCTATTTACTCTAAAGGCATCTGCATATTTAATCGAGCGTGGGTTAAGAAATCACATAGAGGGCAAGGCATACAAAGACGAATGATTAAGACCAGGCTAAAGGCAGCATCTACTTTTTGCCATATAGCTATTACATACACAACCTTAGACAACTTCCCTTCAGCTAATAACCTTATCTCGTGTGGGTTTAGGCTTTACTTACCCGAATATTCTTACGGGGGACACGATAAACTTTACTTTCAAAAGCTTTTATAGGTAGTATTTTTAGTACTTTTTGTACCTTCTGTTGTACAAAATGTGCTATAAACTGCACAATTTGATGTGCAAATGCAACATTGTTGCAAAAATAATTTTAAAATATTTTAATAGTTTTGCACTTTGTATTGTGTAATGTGTTATTTTTGTTGAAACAAAACACAAAATGACACATTTAACCACCTACCAAATGTTCCAATATCAGCGATACGGGAACATCTTAATCGACGGGAGCAGGAGTACATCAAACCCTTACGACCCTGCTCTACTACCTAAAAACTACGATTACGAAGATGACGATTACACCTTCACTCGTTGGGTAGAACACAATGCAGAACTTGAACTTTTAAAAAACGAATTATATGAAGATTGAATTTGTAAAAGAAACTAAGCCAGACGGCACAATATTCTACTACACTTTAGTAGATAACAAATACGATAGCGCAAGTATGTACTTGGAATACTCACAAGCTTACGAATACTTTGTAAGCCTAAAGAAAAGACAAGAACCGATTATCGAAATTTTAGAACACTATAACATAGACATACAAAACAAATAATATGAAAAAAATTATTTTAACTTGGGCAGGTCTTATGTGTATATGTTATTTATTAATAGCTTTTACATTATGGCAGTTCAATCCTGCAATGTGGGAAAAAGTAGAAAGAGGTTTATTATCCGTTATTGGAACATTATTTAGTGGAGTATTAACGGTAATATATTATGATTTTAAAAACTAAACAAAACCAGAAACAAATGAGCCTAATTAAAATTCAACAGGAATTAAAAGCACCTAAAAACCAATTCAATGCTTTTGCTAAATACAAGTACCGAAGTGCAGAAGATATTATAGAAGCTGCAAAGCCTATCTGCCATAAATACGGCTATGCTTTAATGTTAAGCGACGAAGTAATAGAAGTAGGCGGTCGGGTATATGTAAAGGCTACGGCGCACCTATTTAAAAATGAAGATGGAGATAGTGCAAGATGTTGCGGAATTGCCAGAGAAGATGAATTTCAAAAAGGAATGTCAGCTTCGCAGATTACCGGTGCAGCAAGTAGCTATGCTCGTAAATACGCACTTAACGGATTGTTCGCAATAGATGACACAAAAGATGCAGATGCTACTAATGAGCATAAAGACGAAGTAAGCGAAGGACAAAAAGCTTTCTTAATTGAGCAGTTAGATAAGACAAAGTTTACTCAGGAACAAAAGTATAAGGCTATTGAGAAAATCAAAGCTATCAAGACCTTAGACGAATTTAACAAGATTAAAGAAACAATTAAAAAAAGTTAATGAAAACAGCAATGCAAGAATTAATTGAGTATTTAGAAAATACTTATTATGTTAAAGAAATACTTGATTGGGAAGATATTAAGAAAAATATACTTGAAAAAGAAAAAGAGCAGATAATAGCTGCTCATTTATATGGTATGGATAAATTTGCAACTGCTTTAAATGAATTTGTCAATATTAAAAACACAATTTTACAAATACAAAAAATAAAAATTGGTATTGAAAAACATGATAATGGAGAAGAATACTACAACCAAACCTATAACCAAAAAGAAAGCTAATGAGGGAACTATTACCATTTGAAAGGCAGATGCTCCTGGCAGAAGTTTACCACTATGCTTGGTATAACGAAGAAGCATACGAGGACTTATTAGCCTTTATTAAAAAGTATGAAAACAAATTAGACAAACCTGT